GGATATAATATAACTGCTGGAGGACAGGATAGTTCTGGAGAAAACAACCCTCAGAGCAAATTGTCTCAGAGCGATGTATATCAAATAATCTCTGATTTAAAAGGAAATAATTCTATTGAATGTATTGCAAAAAAATACAGGACTACAGTAAAAACTATAAGAAATATCAATGCCGGAATTTCTTGGAGAATAGGTTCGCTTCAATATCCTATAAGAAAACGCAAACTAAAAATATTAAATAATGAAGAAGTAAAAGAAATAATTTCATTATTGAAAGATGCGAATAATTCCATAGAAGGAATAGCTGATATGTTCAATATAAAACCATATATTGTTTTGAATATAAATAAAGGAAACACGTATAGGTTGGATTCAGAAATATATCCTATAAGAGAAATTGGAATTCCGGGTAGAGATATCGAAAGAATAGTAGAAATGTTAGAGCAAGAAAATATTCCTATTAAAGAGATTGCAGAAAAATTTAATAAAACACTTTCTCAAATATATAGAATCAACAAAGGAGAGTGCTGGCATAACGATTCATTAAAATATCCTATACGAAAAATGACAGTCGAGCGTAACGAACTCGGCCAATATAAATGTGGAAATCTATTATTGACGCAAATGGAGGCTTAACGACTCAGCCAGATTCCATTTACGGTAAATTAGGAATTAATGTAAACCTTAAAGTCATTAACGACGCAACTCAGTCAAGCAATGCGCTCATTAAAGGAGATTTAAACGCCGCTGGTTACACAATTAATAGAACTGCTTTCTTATCTAAAAAATTTAAAGAGGCAAATAAGAATGTTGTAATGCCATATATCACTAATTATTCTAATGGCGGAGACGGTATTATCGCAAAATCTTCAATTAAAACTGTGAAGGATTTAGTTGGGGCAAAAATTGGAGTTCCGGAATTCTCAGAAGCACAGACGTTAGTTTGCTGGTTTGTAAATCAGTCTGATTTATCCGATAGAGAGAAAAAGGATATTATTAGTAATCTTGTATTGTTCTCTACCGCCGACGATGCGGCTAAAGCATTTTTTGCTGGACAGGTTGATGTGGCTGCAACATGGGAACCGTACTTAACTCAGGCAAAGAACATGACAGATGCACATATTCTCTTTAGTACGGCAAGTTCAACAAATCTTGTCATGGACGGAATTCTTTTCGATGAAGATTTTGCAAAGAATCACTCAGACGTTGTAGAAAAGTTCATTCAGGGTTCGCTTGAAGCAGCAGATATGTACAACAAAGAATTTGATACAGTCAGAAACGTAATGCCAATGTTTAACACTGCATCAGATGAGGATATCAAGTCAAATTGCTCATCTGCTAAGTTAACAACATGGAAAGATAATGTGGATTTACTGAATGGAACTGCAAAGACAATTTATTCAGACATGTGCAAAGTTTGGATGTCAATCGGAGAATCTGTAAATACAGGTTTAGTTGACACCTTATTTGACGATACATATGTCAAGAATATTGCAGATAACTTCGATTCAACAGAAGTATCAAACACAGATACTATGAAAGTGACAAACGACAATAAGGATGACGTAGAAAATACAGAAGCTTTACTTTCCGGTTCGGCATCAGTTACATTTATCAAAAATACTGCAAAATTCTCTGACTCTGCAAAAGCCGCAAAAGAATTAGATAAATTCATTAAGATGGCAAAGGTACTGGATGGAGCAATTATCGAAATTGCAGGAAATACAGACCCTAATCCAAACTCCGATCCAAAAGATACTTACAATAAGAAGCTATCACTTCAGAGAGCAGAAACAGTTAAGAAATATTTTACTGTTAATGGTGTTTCTGCCGATAGAATTGTTGTAATTGGGAATGGTTCTAAGCATCCAGTCGTAAAGAATGACACAGAAGCACATAGAGCAATGAATCGCCGTACTGATGTATCATTTAAGATTATCGAAAGATAATGATTCTGTTAAAAATTAATGCGTTCCTGATTTTTCTGGTTATCTGTTTTCTGACTGGATTTATTGCAGGAAGACGCAAAAGAAAATAAACAAATTTGAGCTGGCTGGCTTTTGTCGGTCAGCTTTCTTACTCAAAAGGAGTTTGAATGCAGGATATAAAAGATTATTGGACAGACAAAGAAAAAAGAGCAGAAATTGCAAAGGCTCATACGAAGGAGATGGAAGAAAAATACTCGAAAGAAATAAAGTATTCCATTGAAAACACAAAGGTTTGTACCTCTATAGATATCTTAAGGACAGAAAAAGAAGAACCAGAGAATACTACGGTAAAAACTCGATTTTATGTCTGCGATATAGATACAGTTGGAGCAATTTTAGAGTTCTCTTCAGAAGATAAAAGAATTGCGGCTTTAAATTTTGCTTCATACAAAAATGCGGGTGGAATGTTCGTCAAAGGAAGTAGAGCGCAGGAAGAATGTCTCTGTCACGAGTCATTTTTATATAATGTGCTAAAAGAAAATGAGTCATATTATGAAGCAAATAGAAAGAATAAAAATCGTGCCCTATATCACAACAGAGCCCTTTATTCTCCAGATGTTATCTTTGAGAGAGAAGGAAGACTTTGTTATTGCGACGTAATTACTTGTGCCGCTCCCAATAAAAGAGCTGCTCAAAAATATTGTAATGTTTCTGATGAAGAAAATTCAAGAGTTTTAGAATCAAGAATCGATTTTATCTTAGATATAGCAAAAAGGCATAAAGTAGATATTCTGGTTCTTGGTGCTTTCGGATGTGGAGTTTTCGGACAAAGCGGAGAGGAAGTTGCAAAAATATTTCATAAGTTGTTGTTGCGAGAAGAATATGGCTGTTTTGAGAGTGTCGTATTTGCTGTTCCTGCGAGTAAAAACGGGAATTTTCAGTGCTTTTACGATTGTTTTAGCGGTGAAATTTTAGAAGTGAAACATAATAGTCGATAATCAGATTTTCTATACGGAGGAATTTTATGTACTGTGCTTATATTACTACTATCAGAAAAATTAGAAAACATAGCAACGCAGACAGATTACAGTGTGTTGAGGTATTTGGGCAGAATGTAATTGTTGATTTGAGTTATAAAGAGGGGCAGAGAGTAGTATTTTTCCCGACAGACGGGCAGTTATCCGCTGAATATGCGGAAGAAAATAACCTTGTAAGAATTAAAGACGAAAATGGAAATAATGTTGGCGGCTACATGGATGAGAACAAAAGAAATGTTACTGCAATCAAATTAAGGGGAGAGAAGTCAGAAGGGCTTGTTCTTCCAATCGAAACGCTGGCTAAATATACAGATATCGAGAAATTAAAGGATGGAGATCAGATTACCGTTTTAGGCGGTCATGAAATTTGTCGTAAATATATTCCTAGAAAAAATGAGAGAAATAGTTCTAACCATTCAGGAAGCAAAAATAGTAAAAGAAAGAATAAGAAGAAATTGGCTGTAGTTTATCCGTTCTTTAAGGAACATAAAGATACCGCGCAGTTAGCTTACAATATGAATGCTTTTAAGCCGGGCGACACGATTTACATCACTCGTAAAATGCATGGAACTTCCGCTCGAACAGCTAAGACCGTAAAAGTTGAAGATAAGAATAGTTTTGTTAGAACATTGCTCCGAATGAAACCTAAGAAAGAGAAAAATATTGCGATTGTATCTGGAAGCAGGAGAGTGATTTTAGAAGACGTAACTAGAAATGATGGATATTACTCCGATAACTCATTTAGAAGAAAATATCATGAGCTGCTTAAAAATCGAATCCCAGAAGGAATGGAAATCTTTTATGAGATTGTTGGCTGGGTAAACGAATCAACTCCAATTATGCCGTCAGTTTCAAACAAGAAAGTTAAAGATAAAGAGTTTTCAAAGAAATTTGGCGATTCAACCATTTTTGCTTACGGATGTGAACCGGGAGAGTCAGAGATGTACGTCTATAGAATGACGATGACATCACCAGACGGAACAGTAATTGAACTTCCGTGGGAAACAGTTAAGATTTGGTGCGAGAAACTTGGAGTCAATCATGTTCCAGAACTTGAGAAGTTTATGTTCACAACGCAGGAAGACTTAAAAGAAAGAGTAGATAAATACATTACTGGAATGCCAGCGGATGAAATTGGTAAAACACATATTGCAGAGGGCGTAGTTGTTAGAATCGATAATAGAGAAAGCTTTACAGCCTTTAAAGATAAGTGCTTTGAATTTAAGGTTTGCGAAGGAATCATCAAAGATACATCCGACGTTCCAGATATGGAAGAAGCTGAAGAAGTTATGGAGGAAAATATAAGTGCATAAAAGAATACCTCGTTTAATTGTGATGGTTGGGCTTTCTGCGAGCGGGAAGTCTAGCTACGCAAAAGAACTTGAAAAGGAAAATCCGACAAATACGATCGTAATTTCATCTGACGCAATAAGAGAAGAGATATGCGGAAGCGTAGAAGACCAATCTAAGAATGGAGAAGTATTTAGAATTTTCCACGAAAGAATTCGAAGAAACCTTGAGAATAAAAAAGATGTTATTGCAGATGCAACTAATATTACAATGAAATCTCGCCGAGCAATTCTAAATCGTGTAAATGGCTTAGATGTACATAAAGAATGTTATATCATGTCAAAACCATTTAGTTATTGCGTGGAAGATAATAAAGATAGAGAACATCCAGTTCCAGAAAGGGTTCTGTATAAACAATTATCTAAATTCCAGATTCCATTCTATGAGGAAGGGTGGGATTATGTTGCTATAGCAACGCGTGATGATTTCGACGACCTTTATAGATCCTTTACTGTCTCAGATTTATTTAGTTGCATGTATCAGTTCGATCAAAAAAATCCACATCACAATAGAACACTGGACGAACATTGCTCAGAAGCATACGAATGTTTTTGTAAAATGAGAGGATATAATACTCACTTCTTAAGGTTAGCCAGTCATTTTTCCGTAGGAGCGTTCCTTCACGATATTGGAAAAGTGTTTACTCAAAAAATTGACGAAGATGGAATCGCCCATTATTACGGACATGCGGAAGTTGGAAGTTATATGGTTCTCACTGAATTGCAAAGACCAAATGGCTTAATGGGAAATATGCCCCTTCTTGATTGTTGCTTTTTGATAAATTATCATATGTTGCCGTTTGGCTGGAATAGCGAAAAATCTATACGCAAATGGAGAAGTAGATTTGGAGACAAGAAATTTGAAGTTTTGCGAGATTTCCACCAGTGCGACATCTCAAGAGATAAAGTAGAAGAAAAGGAGAAGGCTATTGAGAGATATAAGTAGAATTAAAGAGTTTACAGATGAATTCGCAGAAATCTGGGCAGATGAATTTCCTGATTGGAGATTTGGACAGTTAATGAATAATTTTTTAACATGGCTGTCTTCATACAAAAAAACAGATTGTTTCTTCCCAGAAGAGAAAGAAATGATGGAATTGTTTAGAGAATATGCAGGCAGGAAAACAGGTACTACAGAGGAGTAATATTTGGAGAATTATAGAAAAATCGAAAAAATCAAAGCTTTAATCAAAACTCTTAATGAAGCTTCTGAAGCATATTATAACTATGGAAATTCGGTTATGAGCGATACAGAGTTCGACAAAAAAATAGACGAGCTGAAGAAGTTAGAGTCAGAAACAAAATTTTATTCATCTAATAGCCCTACTCAAAATGTAGGAGCTACAATTCTAAAAAATATCCCAGAAGTAAAACATGATATCCCAATGCTTTCGCTTGATAAGTGTCATTCAGTAGAGGAAGTAGTTGAATTTTCTAAAGGCAAAAATTCGGTTGCCTCTATTAAGCTTGACGGAATGAGTGTCCGACTAATTTACAAAGACGGAGATCTTCTTAAAGCAGTTTCGAGAGGAAATGGAATTGTCGGAAATGATATTACGGAAGCCGTTAAACAGTTTACAAATGTGCCGCTACATATAAACAAAGAAGGCATCTATAAAATAAATGGTGAAGCGCTTATTAAGCTTGATGATTTTAAAGAAGTAAATAAAAACGGAGAATATAAAAATAGTCGCAACTTAACTGCGGGAACATTATCTACGTTAGATACAAGTGTGGTAAAAAACAGAAAAATTAGTTGGTATGCATGGGAAGTAGTCGAAGGAGCTAAAGATTCTTTGTTTTCTTTGCAGTTATCAGAAGCAGAATCTCTTGGCTTTGATGTTGTTCCGTTTAGGAGCGTTGTTTATGGAATGACAAAAATCGATGAGGTAATAGAGTTTTTTATCAAGAAAGCGGAGGAAATGAATCTGCCACAGGACGGAGTTGTATTTAAGTTTCAAGATACAAGTTACGGAAAATCTCTTGGATATACGAGTCATCATTTTAGAAACGGAATCGCATGGAAAGCAAAGAACGATGATGTGGAGACAAAGTTAAAGGGAATTGAATGGACAATGGGAAAGACAGGAAGTCTCTGTCCGACAGCTATTTTTGAGCCGGTAGAGCTAGAGGGTACTACGGTAGAAAGAGCGTCTCTTCATAATATTTCCGTCATGAGAGAAGCACTTCATCAACCATTCGAAGGACAGGTTATTGCAACATATAAAAGCAATTTGATTATTCCTCAGATAAGGTGGGGCGAATATCTATCAGCGGAAGAATTAAAAGATAAAACGCTTATTAATCCTCCTTCTAAGTGTCCATTATGCGGCGGAGAAACAGAAATTATAAAGGAAAATAACAGTGAAATCCTTACTTGCAAAAACCCTGATTGTCAGGGAAAACTGCTTGGTAAACTTTCTCATGCAGTAAGCAAGAATGCGCTAGATATCGACGGATTATCAGATGCTACATTACAGAGATTTATTAATAAAGGGTGGATTTGTTGCATTAAAGATATCTACCATCTTTGTGCACACAAAACCGACATGCTCAGAATGGATGGATTTGGAGAAAAATCAGTTGAAAACTTGTTGGGCAGTATAGGGAGATCAAGAATTATTTCGCTTGATAGATTTCTTGCCGCATTATCAATCCCATTAATTGGAACATCTGCAAGCAAAGACATAGCTAAAATGTGTAATTACAATATCGAAAAATTCAAGCAAATCATGGGCGAAAGTCCGTATAAATTTACCGCAATAGACGGATTCGGAGATAAAATGGCTCATTCGCTATTTGTGTGGTGGACTAATAATTGTGGCAGATTCCTTGAGCTGGAGAAAGAATTCTTTTTTGAAGAAGTAAAGGAAAATCCGGCAGAAAATAAATTAGAAGGAAAGAATTTCGTTATTACCGGGAAGTTACATCATTTTGCAAATAGAAGTAAGTTAAAAGAAAAAATCGAACAGCTCGGCGGCAAGGTTGTTGGTTCTATCTCGTCAAAAACAGATTATTTAATCAATAATGACAAAAATTCCACAAGCAGTAAAAATATCAAAGCAAAACAGTTGAATATACCAATTATTTCGGAAAACGACTTCGAGCAGATGGTAGAGGTAAAAGAATGAAGAAATCACGCCTGATTTTGGCAACCTGTTTTATTTTTGCGTCTGGATTATTGACTGGATGTAGTTCAAGTTATCCTACAATTCAGATAATTCCATCAGGAAGTGCAAACACCATAAATATTGATATAGGAAATCGGTATGAGTATGTTGGCTTCGAGAAAACAGACGTAGATAAAGGATGCGAAGTAACAATTTATTTTGAAAATTCTAAAAGTGAATAGGAGAACTTTATGAATAAAATAAC